GAAATTAATAAGGCAAGAGAAAGTCTCTCTAGTGATAATGTAAATCTTAAGAGTAAAGGTCTACCAACATTTAATATTACTAACGTTTATGGTAGTGTTCCTTTAAACAAAGAAGGATCTGAGCTAACTGCATATCCTGATGTATTCTTATATTCTACATTTAATGATGGATCTATTGGTTTAAACAACACAGAGGCAGCATCTGATCATAGACAAACAATTGATAGAAGAGGTAAGATTTTTAATACAGATGATGGTATTAAAACTATTACTCTACAGATTACTAATACCACAACTTTGATTGGAGCAGTAACTGATTCTACATTCCAGTCTCAGTTTGGTGAGTTATATTTCATTAAGACTAGAAGTGATCTAGGAACACCAACAGCTACGAGTTCCTTTAAAACACTTTCTTTTGCAACTATAAACAAACCACTAATTAACTCTTCTGAGAATGTTCAGTTTTTGGAACTAACAGTATATGGTAATAAAGCTGAATTAGAATTAATTTTAAAAGAGTATGATCTTTCAGATGATGAGAAAAAGAGAAGCATCTTCTTGTCAGAAGAGAATGCTGCAGCAGATGATAATGAATTTGGATTTATTGTAGATTATTCAGATACTATTACTCCTGTAATTGGTAAATCAAAACCAAGCAATTTCTTCTTGAAGAGCAGAGGATCTGGATTTAATGATGATTCTGATATTGTTTTATCAAAAGGTACTTTAGAAGCAGGAACACCAGCTTATAACAGTACATTTGGTTATTCATATTTTGATCCACAATTCTTCACTAAGATTACCTTAGAATCCATCCCCTCAGGTTCCAATTCATTTGATGAGGGTAAATATGTATTTGGTATTGATAGTAACGCATATGGAGTCGTAGAAGGGTCTTCTGCTGGTGCTTATAGCACTGGAAGGATTCTATTAGTTAAGACTTTATCTGGTAAGTTTAAATCTGGAGAAACAATTAGAGACGAAGATGGAAACACTGTAAAGATCGCTAAAGATAATACAATCTCACACTTCATTGTAAAAAATAGAGGTTTGGGATATGCTGATGGTTGTTCTTTATTAATCAATGGTCTTGAATTTGATGCATCAAAAATTGAATTAGGTAAATTAATTGCAGGTAATATTTACAGTGCTACTATTACTAACAGAAGTGCAGTAAATATTGAGTATGCACAACCACCAGCTGTAACAGTAAAAAATCCTAGTGGTTCTGCAGATCCTAGTGCAGCAGCTGCTGTTGTACCTGTTCTATTCAGAAATACAGTAACTACATATACTCCACAGAATGTCAAGTCTATTGGTTGTACTTATGGATCTGGTAATGCAAATAGTTTCTCTGCAGATGTTGTTGTAGATAGTCAAACTGATGCTGAAATTAAAGCAGTTACTAACTACACATTCTTTGGATCTAAAGGATCTAGTTTTGTTGAATCCACTAGCTTCAGTGCAGACGCAGCACCTTTACTACAACAGGGAGATCTTATACAATTCTCTGATGACAATAATAATCTAGTTCGTGCTATCGTACAATATGCTACAAAACAAGAAGGATCATCTAAGTCTAGAATTTACTTAGATGTTGCTCTACCTAACGATGTTACAAACACCAGTATTGTACGTTTACGTCCAAAGGTACAAAATACTAACTCAGGTACATTATTATTCCCAACTGGTAGTAAGCAAGTTTCTCAAGTTTCTGCTGGTGGTGATGATACTAAGATTAAGTATTACTTCCGTAGAGATTTTGTAACTACTGCTTCTTCTGGTGGTGGTACAATTACATTTGCTGCACAGTTACCATTTGGTACACAGAGGTTTGCTGCATTTACTGAGAGTAACTTTATTATTACTGTATTAGATCCTGGTGATGCTCCTGACATTATTAAGGGAGATATTCTTTATGTTGGTGAAGATTCTGTAGAAATTACATCTGCTACTGATACAGCTAGTGGTCTAACATCTGGTAGTATCAGTCTCCAGTTACCATCAACTTATTTTGGAAATATTCCTTCTAATGGAACTTATCCTAAATTAAAACTTACTGCAACTCTAGAAGTAACTAACGCAAAACCAAGACTTAAGACTGCTATAAGAAACAAGAGAATTGTTATTGCTTCTGCTGGTGATCGCATCGTTCCATTTAGAGGAGTTGATTACGATACAGATGTTGTAGAGACTCTATCATACTCTGATGCGTTTAAACTAAGGTATGTTTATGAAGGAACTTCATCTCAAGCACCTAATGTAGACTCTGCAGGTAATTTAATTTCTGGAACTGATGTTACATCTAGATTTACATTTGATAATGGTCAAAGAGATACACTATATGATGTTTCTAGAATCGTTCTTAAACCAGGATTTGAACCTGTAGTTGGTCAATTACTAATTGCATTTGATTACTTTGAGCAATCTCAAGGAGATTTCTGTACTATTGATAGTTACTTACACGAAGCTGGTGTTCCAGAAGATGAGATTCCATCTTTCAACTCTTCTGTTCATGGAAACTTAGAACTTAAGAACGTAATTGATTTCAGACCTAAGGTTGATACCAGTGCTATTATTCCTGGCTTCCTCAATATTGCGTCTCTTGAGACTACTGCTGGATCATTCTCTGGTTCTGGTGCTGTACTAGCAAGTACACCAGCTCCTGATCTAAACTTAGAATACACATTCTCATTCAGTCAAATTCAATACTTAGATCGTATTGATGGTATCTTCTTAGATAAGAAAGGTCAGTTTATAGTTAAAGAAGGTAACTCCTCACTTAACCCAACTAAACCAGATCCTATTGATGATGCTGTACCTCTCTTCTATGCATATATTCCTGCATTTACGAAGACAACTAAAGATGTAAGGATTACTCCTGTTGATAACCGCCGTTACACAATGCGTGATATCGGTAAGTTAGAAAAACGTATTGAAAGACTTGAGTATTATACTACTCTTAGCATCCTAGAACAACAAGCTCTTAACATGCAAGTTAAGGATGAGATTGGTCTAGACAGATTTAAGTCTGGTTTCTTTGTAGATAATTTTGAAGCACATAAAGTTGGTAACTTACAATCTCTTGATTATAGATGTGCAGTGGACAGTCAACAAAGTGTCCTACGTCCTCAAGCAAAAGAAGATTCCGTAGATCTAGAAGAAGTAAATGTAAGAGAAGATCAAAGAGCAGTTTCTGGTTATAAAAAATCTGGAAATATGGTAACTCTACCATATTCTGATTTAAAATTACTTGGAAATGATTTTGCATCTAAGACTTTAAATCCAAATCCATTTGTTGTTCTCCAGTATGTTGGAGATGGTGAAGTATCTCCTTCTATTGATCATTGGTATGATCAAACTGAGGAACCATTAGTAGTAGATACAAATACTGACCTCTGCAATATTTTCTTAGCAAAAGAAAATGTAAAAGAAAGTTTCTCAAGTCTCTATAATTCTTTTGTAGTTAACTGGGTTGGAACATCATCTTCTTTCACTACAATTAATTCATTGGGTGAAAATAACACACAACAAGCTACAACTTCTGTTGCTAGTGCATCTGTAGCAAGTTCTTCTAACATTAGTCCTCAAAATAATGAGGTAGGAAAAGGAATTGCAACTAAGAGTGTTGGTGATAGTTTAGTTTCAACTTCTTTAGCATTCTTTGCTAGAAGTATTCCTGTTAAGTATGTCGTAAGACGAATGAAACCAAATACCAAACTCTATGTTTTCTTAGAAGGTAGAGATATTGGACGTTGGGTAAATCCAGATCTTAGATTTACTGGAATTGCTGGTAATTCACCATCTGCATTTAATGGAACAGTAACTACTGACGAATATGGTAATGCTAGTGGTATTATTATTGTCCCTGCTGGTCATCCACCATTAGAAAATGCAACATGGACTGGAGATATTAATACTGTATCATATGATACATCTTCAGAAGAGATTTCTGTAACATCAGGTGTATTAACATTCAGATTTACTTCTAGTAAAACTGATGAAGATAAAGCAACAGTAGATAGCTACACAGAAATTAAATATTATGCTACTGGTCTTCTCCCAGAAAATCCTTCAAGTATTGTTTCTACAAAACCATCTTACTTTAAATCAAATGAAGGTGTTCAGAAAATTGAAAGTAATACTGACAATCCAATTAGACCTAATCCTCTTGCACAAACATTTAAAGTAGAAAATTTAGATGGTGGATGTTTTGTAACTGGTGTTGATTTGTTCTTCAGTAAGAAGAGTGATAATATTCCAGTCAAAGCTTATATTACTAATGTTGATGCAGAAAAACCTGCTAAGAACATTATTCCTGGTTCTGAAAAAACTTTATCACCAAATACTTTCATTAAGTGTTTTGCTAGTGGTAACCTATCAGTTATGAAGGGGGAAAATGTTACTGGTGCATCTTCTGCTGCATCTGGTCCTATTCTTAAAGTATTTGATAAGAACAATGTAGAAATCGTAGCTACTTCAACTGGTAAGTATAGTCTTACTAATGAGCAAGTATACACTCTTGTTCTTAATAATCATAATGGTAAATCATTTAAACCAAATGAAGATCTAGTTATTCCATCTGTCACTGAGGCAAATGCAAAAGATGGTACAGATTTAGTTCTTTCTATTGCAAAAGATAGTGGTAAAGTCTCTAAAGTAAAAATTACCAATCCTGGTCAAAACTACGATAGTGCAATTCTTACTATTGAAAGTCCACAACTTCCTGGTGGTGCTACAGCAACTGCAAGTATTGAAGTTTCTGGTGGTAGAATTTACAATACAGAAGTATCACTTAGTGGTTTTGGTTATACAGAAGCACCTTCTGTGGTCGTTAAAGGCGTTGGTAATGGTGCTGGAGGGTGTGAGATCCAAACGTTTATTGAGATTGATACACCAGCAGTTAGAATGGGTGTAGCTACTGATGCAGGGGAAGTAACAAACTCCACAACACCTACACATTTCGGATTTGATTATCCTGTATATCTACAGAATGATACTGAGTATGCATTAATCGTAGAAACTGATTCTACAGATTACAAACTTTGGGTTTCTGAATTAGGTGCAACTGATATTGCTACAAGCACTGTTATCACTACACAACCATCTTTAGGTTCTGTATACAAATCTCAGAATACAGAAAGTTGGACAGAAGATCTCAAAGAAGATATTAAATTCAAACTTTATAGAGCAGAATTTGATACAACTAGACCAGCAGAACTTCTACTTAAGAACAGTAATCTTGGATATGAATTGTTGGATGCAAATCCAATCGAAACAAATGCAAGCTCTAATTCTGCTAGTACATCTGTACTATTCAAGAATAACAACGCTGTTGTTAAAGTAAATCATAGAGATCATGGTTTTGAAGATGGTGGTGATTCTTATGTGTTCTATAGAACTGCATTAGAGACTGGTGGTATTACTGCTTCTACTATTAATAGTAACTTATTCCAAGTTACTAACTCTGGAGTTGATTATTATAATATTACTTCACCATCACAAGCTGCAGGTAATTCTGTTGGAGGTGGTACCACTGTATATGCAAGTCATAACAGAAAGTTTGAAACTTTATATCCACAAATTCATTATCTAACATTTACAGGAACTTCTTTGAATTCTTCTGTAAAAACTACTAATATAGTTCCCGTTGATTCTTCTACAACAAACTACGCTTCATATTCACAAGCAGAATATGAAAAAACATTCTTGAATGAACCACATTATTTCACTAATCAAAAAGTGATTGCTTCTGAGATTAATGAAACTATGAACAGTATTTCATCATCTCTAACTTATAAGATGCAATTATCGTCTACTGAGTCTCATTTAAGTCCAATTATTGATCTTTCTAGTGCATCTGTTAAAACAGTTAGCAATAGAATTGAAAATGCTACTGGTCAAGAGACTAGATTTGGTAGAAGAGATCAAGTTATTGAATTCTATCCACTATATCAATTCAATCTTGCTGGTAATGGTGGAACTGAACTACAAGCTAATCAAAGTATTGAGGGTCAAACTTCCAAGACATCTGGAACTATTGCAAGAATCAATGGTAGTGTTGCTTATGTAAGGGTTAAAACCAGTCAATTCTTCCAGAAAGGTGAAATTGTTTCTTTAGGTAATCAATCTCAACTAACAAATGTCAGTGTTGATTCTAATCCAATTAAAGTATCTGCAGTTATTGAAGATGCTTCTACTATTGTAGCACGTAATCCTTCTGTTATTCTTGAAACATATGACAATATCATTACTGGTAAAACAGTTATTTGGAATAGTCAAACTCAAGAGTTAACTGCTAGAGTTGATAACCGACCAATTAATGATAGTTACACTGATAGAATTATTGATAATACTCTATACAATAGAAATTCTGTTGTAGGAGATCAAATTGCTGATATCTTCCGTGTAGGAGACTTTATCAAATATCCTAATCAACCAGATGAAGAAGCAAATTATCTAGAGGTAGGTAAGATCACATATACAAATGGTATTGATTTTGTTTCCGAAGATACTTCCAAGAATGGTTCTGCAGTAGCTAAGTATGTAACCAAAGAAATTGTCATCAGTAATCCAGCAACTGCTATTGATGTTCATCTAATGGCAAACGTTAAGGATATTGCTAATATTCAAGTTCTTTATAAGTTTAAGAAAGCTTCTAGTCAAGATAACTTTGAAGATATTGATTGGGTATTATTTAATGGTGATGGACAACCTGATACGCTAGAGTTAGCAACCACAGAAAACACAATTTCAAGTGTTGTTGAAAGACAATCTGCATATCAAGATCTTAAGTATAGTGTTTCCGACATTGAAGAATATTCTTCTTTTGCAGTCAAGATTGTAATGCGTAGTGTTGATCCTGCTTTTGCACCTAAGATCCAAGATATTAGAGCAGTTGCTGCATTCTAATTTCCGCGTATGGACTATATCAAAGTAAGTGGACATGATGGTCTAGTAAGAGACCAAAACACTGGTGCTATCTTGAATTTGGACGATTCTGCCATAGCTGCAAGACGTAAATCAAAACAGCTAGGTTCCGCGTTGGACGACATAAATATGTTGAAGATTGAAGTCTCTGAAATCAAGTCCCTACTTAGAGAGTTAGTAAAAAATGCCAGCAATTAATGTCGCACGTACCGATACCTTTGAGCTTCAAAGGCAGAAGATTAATGACATCGCAACTCAGATTTTTGACATATCTGCAGGTGGTAGTGATCTCGCCACTGGTAACTTAAAAATTGGTGATGGTACTAAAAGTATACCATCATTAGCATTCACAACAGATCCATCTTTAGGTTTATATAAACCAGAAGCAAAAGCTATTGGATTTGTTAGTGGAAACAAAAGAATTATTAATGTTCAGGAAGATTCCTTTGTTTCTTTTAAAGATTTTAATGTAATTAACAAAGCTCTTAATACTGCTGGAATTACTATTGATGCTGCTGGATCTGGTTATGATACTGGAACTTTTACAGAAGTAGGACTTGATGGTGGTACTGGTGCTAATGCAGAAGCAACAATTGTAGTTGCAGGGTTTGCTGGTACTGTTACTCAAGCAGGTGTAGGATACAAAAGTGGTGACCATGTAGCAATCCTTTCAGGAGGAAATGGTTCAGGAGCTACAGCAATCATGCGTGTTCCTGAAATAGCTGTAACCACTACAACTGCTGGATCTAATTTTGCTCCTACTGGTTTTACTGATGTTCCCCTAACTGGTGGAAGTGGTACAGGTGCATTAGCAAATATTCAATTTAACGGTGATCTTAGTGTCACAGCATCAATTACAGCAGGTGGATCTAATTACGTAGATGGTGGATATAACGGTATCTCTCTTACTGGAGGTACAGGTGCAGAACTTACTGTTATTATGACAGTTAGTGGTGGTGTTGTTACTGCTTGTACTGTTGAAAACAGTGGTAGAAACTACGTACCTGGAGATGTTTTAACTGTAGATGGTGCTGCATATCCATTAATTGTAGGTGCTTCTGGTGCTGGATTCCAATTCACTGTTAGTGCTATTGGTGGTAATGGTTCAGTAGAAGAAATTTCTATTGCTAATAGTGGACAAGGATATGAAAATGGAGATGTTCTTTCTGTAAACCTAGCAGACGTTGGAAACTATGCTGGTGCTGTAGCTCCAACATTTACGATTACTAATAATCCAGAAAACGTACAAGAATTTATTATTAACGCTTATGGAACTGGATACCAAGTAGGAGATGTACTTACACCAGCTGGTGATCTTACAGGAGTAAGTGCAACAATTACTGAAGGATCCTTTGCTGTTACAGTTCCTGATAGTTCTGTAATCGCAGTTGGATCAATTGTTACAGGTGGTTCAGGAACACTTAAAGAACCAACAGACCCAACTGTAGTAACAGTTGAATCAATTGTTGATGCAACAACGATTAACGTTAACGTTATTGGATTTTCATCTGGAGCTGCAACACTAACCTTCTCTCCTCCATATGGAACTCCTGCTACACCTTTACAATATACAGTTAGTGAATTAGGTGTAGTTGATACAGTTACCATCACAGATGGAGGTTCTGGATATGATCCAGGAGATGTGCTTACAGTTGATGCACGAGATCTTGTAAACCCAATTGAAAAAGTTGTAACTGTAGATGCCTACGAGATTATTACTTTAAACACAGCTGTAGCACTTAATACATTTAGTGTAGGCGATTCAATTGACTTCCAGAATAGTGTTGTAACTACTGTAATTGCAGTAAACCTTAATAATGCTGGTACACAGATCGAATCAATTTCTACATTAGGAGCATCACAAGCATTTACTAACAACTTCTTTATTATTGAAGGTGTTCCTGCAACTCAATATGAAATTGGAGCAGATCCAATTGAAAAATTTGCATACAAAATTGATGGATCATATACATGGGATCAAGATCCTTTGTATGTTGATAGTAAGTATGAATTTGATTATTCTGATCCTACAAACAGTGGTCATATTTTTGCATTAAGTGAATTTTTAGACGGAGAAAATAACGTAGCTACAGCTCAGGGTGTTCTTGATAGTGCTTCTCTTGTTGTTTCAGTTCCAGGAGGAGTAGGTTCAATTCTTGTTGGTACAGCAGTAACTATTGCAGATGATGCTGTTGTAAGAGATGGTGAACTTGCTGCAAACACAAAAGTTGTTTCTAAGGATGCTGTTGCCAACACTATTACATTAGATACATTACCAACAACTTCTGGTACAGCAGATCTTACATTTACAGGTGTTGAATTAATTACTGGTGTTGTAAGAGATGATGTAAACTCTACATTAACTTTAACTGTATCAAGTGGTACTCCATCCCCAATATATGTTTATTGTGGATCTGAAGGTCCTATGCATGTTGGCATGGCGATCTCTCCTACTGGAGTAGAAAACGAATATCTAGTAGATCCAAACAACCCTAAAGTATTTGGTAGTGGAGCATCATTCTCATGTACAGATATTACCTCTACCACAAACGTTAAATTTGAAGTAGCTACGGGAACTGTTACTGCATCTGCAGTTAATGGTACAACATTATCTTTTTCTAGTGGAACAGTTGGTAATTTAACATCCACTACTTCAAAAACAGGAACTCTCACTGTTGATACAATCAATGCAGATTCTGGTACAGGTGGAGCAAACAAAATTGATGTTAATGCAGGGACAGGTTTATCAGTCTTAACAGGTAATTTCAATGTTGGTACAACTGTTCAGGTTGATAACGCTACTGGAAATCTTACAACTTCAGGTGCATTAAAATCAACTGGAACAATCAATTCAAATGATCAGTTGGTCATTGAAGATAATAAAATTTCTTCCTTAGCTGGACTTGATATTGAAATTGAACCATCAGGAGTTAGTCAGGTTAAGATAACATCAACCAGTGCTCTTGTTATTCCATCAGGTCAAACTGATCAAAGACCGATTGTATCAGAATCTTACAATGGTGCAATTAGATTCAACACTCAAACCAATCAGTACGAAGGTTATTCCACAATTTCATCTGCTTGGTCATCATTAGGAGGTGTTAGAGATCTAGATGGTAACACATACATTTTAGCAGAGGAAAGTGTAGGTGCTAATGATAATACATTATGGTTCTATAACGATGCTATCAATACTGTTAAATTTACACCACAGTATCTAGAATTTGAAAATGTAAAAAATATTAGATCACCTAACGTTTCTGCTCCTGATTATAGTGAGTGGACATCAAATACTCCAGTCTCACTAGGTGATTATTTAAAGTATAGAAATAATATTTACGAAGTTACTGCTGTTGCAAACACTGGAGCAGGAGCTGTCAACTTAACAGGTACATCTGGAAATGCTCCTGCTCATACATCAGGAACTTTAGTAAACGGTGATGTAGATCTTACCTATTCAACAACTGCTGTAGCAAACCTTACATTTGATGAGATTGCTGAATTAAGAATTGATCCATTAGGATTTACAGATTTAGTTGTTAACAACGAGCTTCGTTTATCTGGAAATAAAATTTCAACAGATACTACTGATTTATTAATCTCACCAAACTCTGGACAAAAAGTAACTATTGATGCTAAGTCTTCCTTGGTTCTTCCTGTTGGAAACAACAACGAAAAAGGAAATGCAGCACAAGGATCTGTAAGATACAATACTGATGATAATCAGTTTGAAGGATACAACGGAGCACAGTGGGGTGGTCTAGGTGGTGTTAAAGATATTGATCAAGATACTTACATCAGTGCGGAATCAGCTCCTGGCGCAGATGAAGATATCTTATACTTTTATAATTCCAACAATAACTCACTTCAACTAACAGAGACTGGACTTGATTTCTATAGTGTTGATACTTTAAATTCTCTTACATCAAACGAATTAAATATTAATGCTTCTACAGTTACATTTGATAATCTAGGAACTACTTTAGATAATACAAGTGCAACAGAGACATTCTTATTCTCAACCAAACAGAATTTTGATCTTGGTTTATCTTCTGGTCTTACAACTGATCCACTATTAAGATTAACTAGTGATGGTGATGTCTATTATAACTTAGGATTTGGATCTGGTAATTACAGTGGTGTAAAACTATTTGATAGTGAACTTAAAGAACTTGAACTTGCAGATTATAGAATCGTAACTAAGAAAGTAGTTTTAGAAAGAGGAACACTTAATTCTGGTGATGCTGTTCTATATGATCCAACAACTGCTAAATCAGCAAAAGCTCAACTAACAGCATTAAATACAACAACAGGAGAAAAACAATTTGTAGAGTATTCTGTGGTTGATGATGGATCTAATATCTACTTCACTGATTTTGGTAACATTACTACAGGAGATGAGTTATTAGATACTGTCTTTGATTTTAATGAATCAAGTCAAGTTAGAATTACATTTACATTAAATAGTAATTTGACTTCGGGAGATGATGTTGAAGTCACTGTTGTAACACACATCACTAAGAGGTAAAAATGGCAGTCAATTTAAAAACATTAGATTCGTTAGGCGGATTTTCTGTTGGTAAAACAACTTTAGTAAATGAACTTAAGGACATCAAAAACGTCAATAGCTTTGAAGTAAAAAATTCATTCTATTCTGATAGTTCCACAAGTCATTATATTTTGAGAGGTATCAATACATCAATTCTTTCTATAGATGATGTTAATAACAGCATTTCTGTACAAAGCAATACAATCAATTTTATTGAATCATTTATTGTAGGAGTGAATGATAATAACTCTGGAACTCTTTGTACAAAATTAGAAAGTGTTATTCAAGTAGCTAATAATGGCACACCAACTGAACTATCTACAATGACAACGATTGTCAAGGATGGTGTTCCAACAGGTCAGACTTGGACTGTTGATCCTTTTGTATCTGGTGCTCAAAATACGTTTAGTTATAACACAACTCGTGCGGGAACAACACGCACAATTAAATGGGTTGCATACGTAAAAGTGGTAAGCATTGACTGGACTTGATTTTAGTTACTAAATAGAAAGAGAATAAAATAAGTCTGCAGGCTGGATAGAAAATGAGCTTTAAGTTTAATTCTGACAAAGAGCAAATTAGAGCTAATGCTCCCGAAATTATTGGTGATCAGGAGATCGCCTTAAGATCAGGAACGGGCACTGATGAAAAAGAGGTCTTGCGTGCCTTGCTTGAACCAACTACAAAAGTACCCCGTGTTGGTATCAATAGAACAGGAAACAGAATTGACAGAATTGAGGTAACCAATCCAGGTTCTGGTTATACGACTCAGCCTTCAATTACTATTAGTGCTCCGCAGGGTGATAATCCAATTCAAGCAGCTGCTTCTGCTTCTCTTTCCGCAGAAGGTAGACTTGCTGGTGTTCTTATTGATAATCCAGGTTCTGGTTATACCGCTGCTCCTACTGTTACAATCGTTGGAGGAAACGGTGTAGGTGCAACAGCTACAGCATTCCTTGACTCTGTTGACTACGAACTTGATATCAACGGTGCTATTAGAACTTCTACATCTATCATTTCTGATACTGCGAGAATTCTAAACCTAGATATTGACAATTTGGTTACTCCTGACGCAGCTTACAGGGCACCAAATCTTAAAACTTTCATGAATAACACTGGTGCTCCATGGGCACCAGAAAGGTTACTACAGAAAAACACTTTTGTTTATCGTGGTGCAAATGTATACCAATCTATGAACGTTGGTACTACATCTGTAGATCCTTTAGATCCACCTCTTCATACTGATGGAATTGCAATTAATGGTAACCCATTAGATGATGCTGTTCCTGGTGTTCAGTTTAAACACATTGGTTTCCGCGTAGCTGATCCAAATGAAGTTTTCTATAATACAAGTGGAGAAGCTGGTGTATATCCAAGATCTATCACTCCTTTACTAGGTGATAAGTCAGACAAAATTGCAACTACTGAATACGTTCTTAACCTAGCAACAAATGACGTTGGTGGACGTATTTACGTTTCTCAATTAATTGGTGACGATAATAACGATGGTCGTTCTCCAGTTAACCCTGTTAGAACGATTAAGAAAGCATGTCAGTTGGCATGGGAAACTCCTGGTGTAAAAGAATCTATCATCGTTGCTGGTGGTGATTACACGGAAGACAACCCAATGTCTCTTCCACCTGATGCTTCTATTGTTGGTGATAACTTACGTCTTGTTATTATCCGTCCTGCAAACCCAAGAAAGCACATTATTAAGTTTGGTGATAAAAACTACGTTATTGGTGTTACTTATAGAGACCAAGAAGGTGCTGACACCTTTACTTGGGACTATGCAATGGTCTTCGATGACAAGCAAAGGGTTACATATGATTTTGATCAGAACGGAGATGCTACAACCCAATTCCCTGTAGGTCACCAAATCTTTGGTGAGTCAATTTTTAGATCAACATTCCAGTCTAATGGAGGTCTTAACAATCTAGTAGCTAATATTGAACTAAGAGGTGTTAACGCTGGTGGTATTGTTACATCTAGAAACGTTGTTTTTGATGAAACTACAGGACCAAGTGCATATGTTAATGGTCGATTTGATTTCGTACAAACATCAGGTTCTGTAAACGCTGGTGAAACATTAGTATTCGCTGGTGCAAATAGTGAAAGATTCCAACCAAATACAGCATATACAGTTGGTACTGTTGTTTGGACAGAAGATCATGTCTACAATGTAACTGTAGCTGGTACTTCTGGAGAAAATAACCCTACTCATAATACTGGTGCTGCTAACAATGGTAGTGGTGCTCTAGAGTTTACATATTTAAGAGATACATATTCTCTTGTTACAACTGATATCATCTCAATTAGACCTGAAGGTGAGGTTGTATTTGAGAACAGACCTAATTTAACAGATCCACCACTACCAATTAGTAGGATTGACTTCTCACAGCAAGGTCAAGATGCAATTGCTACTGGTGGTTTTGGAGATTATGGAACACCTGAAGATCTTGGTGGTATTATTTTCTATACAAACCCACTAGTTGAATCAGATAACATTCACGACTTCAAAGAAGGTGAAGAGATTCTAATTCAAAATCTTTCCACAAGCTCTCCTGACTTATCCATGTTAAATGGTAAGCAGAAAATTTATAAGGTTATTGAAGATCCTGATGGTAGATCTAGACGTTTTGTTATTCCTAAGAAGTTACCTTCATTAACTAACAGTAACTATGATCCTGGTCAGTTTGCACAGGTTCAATCTTATTCTAAGTCAGTAACTTTATCTCTACTCAACTCTCCATTTAAATTTAATGAGGCAACTCCTGTAGCTAGAAGATATCAGGATGCTGCTCTGCAAATTAAAAACAATAGAGAGTTTATTGCTGATGAAGTTGTAGGAAGAATTAATGATGAGTTTAGTAAAGATTACTACTCAGTATTTGATATTGGTGGTACTGCTACTGCTACTACAACACCTACAAATGCTACTTATAATGCTGCAACTGGAGACTTAGTATTTACTAAAGTTAACCATGGATTTGATGTTGGACAGGGTATCTCAATTGCAACAGATTCATTAACATTTACTTGTTTGATGGATAACAATGCTACAGAGCATAAGTATCCAAGAGCAAGTGATCCAGGTGCAGGAAGAGCTCTTCCAATTACATCAAAAACAGATGATACCTTTACTGTTAATGTTGGTATTTCACCTGGAAATGCAGACTTCACTGCACAAGGAGGAACATCATACAACCCTGCTACTGGAGATTTAATTCTAGAGATTGGAACTCATTCTATTCCAGTTGGAGGAAGTGTAACTATTGATAATGAGTCCTTGTCATTTACATGTGACATGGATAATCGTGACGCAGCTAAGCAATATCCTCGTGCAGGAATTGATCCTTTTGCTGTAAGATCTATTCCAGTTACAGCTAAAACCAATACTTCTATTACTGTTAATATTGGTGCAGCTCCTGCAAACAAATATTTCCAACCAACTTATGCTGAATATGATCCTACTACAGGAGACATGGTATTTACCATTGGACAGCATGGTTTAGGTGTAGGTCGTAATATTACTATTGATAATAATTCATTAACGTTTACTTGTTTACAAGATCCTTCATCTCCTAAAACTTATCCTCGTTCTGGTATTGATCCATATGCAGATAGTAAATCACTTGCTATCACTGCTGTTGGTGAGAGTTTACATACACCAACTAATGCTGTATATGATGCACCAAATGGTGAAATTACATTTACAGTTAATAACCATGCATTCCTTGAGGGTGATTATGTTAAGATCGCAGATAATTCTCTAACATACTCTTGTGTTTTAGGTGGTAACTATAATCATACATGGGCTGGTGGTACAGCATCCAACGCAATCCAGTCAGGTGGTAACTACTCACACACATTCG